CCGACAGCGCCAAACGATGCGCCAGTCGCAATAACGCCAACGGTCTCGACTGCACCGATGATTATGCTACCTATAAGCTTGATGGCAGCTATAACTTGACCCATCTAAACGCTCCATCCAGCTAATAGGTAACGCTCTGGCACCCTAGCCATGCCGTGCGATGTCAAACAAACCACATGGTCGCCCAACTTTATACCGCAAACTTGATGGACTATCGGGAGCCTGACAACGCAAGGATCGCCGTCATCTATCACCGCGCTGGGCTTTCCAAGAATACTAGCGATTAGATCGACTAATTCACCGCGCCGCCCGATCAGCAGCTCCGCTTGAGCTTGCGAGCTATAATTAAATTCGTCAGCGTAATCCTTGCCGGTAAGCTCCCGCACGATAAACGCTACAAACTGGCAGCAGTCTGCATCACCGTATGAAAAAGGCCGCCTTTTCCACTTATTCAAAGCCGCATAAACCGGACTCATCTGCCACGCCTGCCGCTTTCGTTGCCGTCAATTATGTTCTGCGATCCCGCTGAACCAGCTACCGAATCAGAAGTTGGATCACCCCAGCGTATTTTTGCGCCCTCAATGTCTGGCATAAACTCAAACGCCAAGTCACCCGAAAACTCGCTCTGCAACTGGATGTCTGTGTATTTGATGTTCGATGCTTTATCAAATCGCGCCAGTTCCGATTCAGCGGTCAAAGTGATTACATCGCCGCCGTCTGCTCCGACGCTGATATTCATTTGATCCATGAATCCTTCAAAGACCACGGTGGGATCAGCAAGCAAGGCATCGTCTGCGTTCAGCACTCCTAGCAGAACTGTGACGGCGTGCATGTAATAATCTTCTGTGAGTGCGGCACCGGCGATGGTCGAATCTAATCCAGAGAGTGACAAAGTGATTTGATAAGGGCTGATGTCTGCGCCTTCCTCTAGTGGGCTGATCGCCCCAAGGTCGCCGACTCCGAGATAGTCATTGCCGCCAAAGGTGTAAGTCCCGATTGAGTTGTGCAGATAAACGGTTCCTGACGGGAAGGCCAATTGCACAAAGGTTACGAGACTGACGTGCTGAGTTGCGAGCGCGTTGGCAACATTTGTCGGAAACCCTCGACTCACGCCAGAACATCCTCAACGGCTTCAATCGTAAAGCTTGACGTGATGGACGGGGTTGTTTGCCACGATGCTGGGCCAGCCAGCAAAAAAACACCTGATACCGGCACCGTATAATCAACTATCGTGTCGTCTGCTGGCGTTTTGCGTATGGGTGGTGCTATCGACAGCGTGATGTTGCCTGCCCCGTCTGAATTGGCATCAGCGACGATCATATGTAGCTCGTTGTTAAACGATATGTAGTCGCCCGACCTCAAATAGTTGGCAACGCTCGCAGTCGCTCCATCACACACCAAACTGGTGCCAGACTGAGTACCTCCATTGACTCTAAGCGTTCCGCCTCCCGCACCTCGGCGCGTGTGTGAATGATCGTGGAGCGTGAACCTATGCTCTTGACCGTTTAGCTTAACCAGGAACGCTTGCATGACCTTCCGATCAGCACCCGACAGATTGTTGAACTGCAAGCTAGCCTTCCACAATGAGCCTTTGCGAGAGGAGGTTTGTATCGCATTAGTCAAAGGTGACTGAAACGTGCGGGTGTTAGCAACAAGCTCAAACGTGTTCGTCGTGGGCGTGATGCTGGGGAATGCAAATGTGGTCACGCGAACCTTCTCCTACGCATCAGATCTTGGATTGTCAGTATAGTCTGCTGGCTGGTCTGAGCCATAGCAGTTTTGATCTTCTGGTCTACATCAGCGCCAGAGCCGCGAGCATCGACGTTGTTAATAACTGTGATGCCTCCCCCCTGACCTTTCGTATGGTCGATGACTGATTCATTCGGGTGAAGTGTAGCAAGGAAGCCGCCGCGCCCATCTATGCCTCCAGACCTTGCACCCATACCAGTGAAACCGCCGCCTTCAAAACTAGCGGACTTGATTGCTGCGACTTGCTGCAAACCGAAGGCAATGTTCGCCGCTGCTGCGATCTGCCCGAATGGTGGCGGGAATGTCTTTAGTGCGAGCGTGGCAGAGGCTCTGGTGTCCATGATCGCTTGAGCGATATTCACGGCTTTATTGAGCGCGAACATGCTCTTATTCATGCGAGCAGACGCTTCGAGTTGATTGTCCAGATTGGTTATTACGTCTTCGCTGTCTTTCTTCTTCTGCTTGGCTAAATCCTTGTCTTGCTTGGCCTTGTCCTCTTTCTCTTTTTTATCAGCCTTCAGCTTGTCCAAGCTGCCAGCAAGCGCAATGTTATTTCTCTCCTCTGCGGTCACAACGCCGTCAAGTGCTGCTCTATATACGGCGACAGCTTGAGCACCTAACCCAAAGGTCGCTATTTGTTCTTTCAGTGCCGCATTCGTTGCAACCAACGGGTCTTTAATTTTGTTTTGCGCTTCCGCGAAATCTTTATCGGCTTTAGCCGCCGTCTCTTTCACGATATTAGCTTGGTCGATAATATCGTTCTGAGTCTTTAGCTCTGCATTGAGCGATTCTTGGTCTTTGATTTGCTGCGGGGTCAACTCCCCAAACCCAGCCCTTACAGTGCTTGCACGCGCCAACTTCTCTTGGATGACTAGCCTTTCCGCTGTCGCGGCTGCTATCTCTTCGTTAGCCGTCTGGACTGCCGCCAGATTCGCTCTTAACGCCACCAGTCTCTGAGTCTCGGTCATAGAGGCAAGACCAGTGCTGACATCTCCCGCCGCCTCTTCCATTTTCTTGAGAGCGTCTGTGCCGCCGAATATAGAAGAGATGAACGGCCCAGCAACTGCTGCACCAACGGCGATGAGCGCACCGATCACTGCACCACCGGGGCCAAAGATCGAGGCTATTTGCGAACCCTGTTGACCGAATACTGTGGCCGCTGCTGTGCCACTTTGTAGCTGAACCGCTACGTCTTGAATCTGGAAGCCTAGTTGCTGAGAAGCGCCTCGGAAGTTTTTGAATCGCCCTGTGACGACTTGGGCATTCTTCGCAGTGCGGTTGAGGTTTTGGTTGACCGAATCGAGGCCACGCTTGGTTCTATCCTCTGCTGTGATTACTACTTTAGCGTCAGCCATTCTCGCGCCCCAAAATGTTTAGGTAGGCTATCCACTCATTAAACTCACTGAGCGGCATCTGCTCTGCCTCACCTATCGTAATATGTAAGCGATCAGCTAAGGCAATGAGATTCAACCGAAACTGATCGCTAGTTAGTTTTTTTCCTGATCCTCAACACTGGTAATGGTGCTAAACATCTGAGCAGCGATCTCGCTGACTATCGCACTTTCCTCGCCCATCAGGTCATGCCGATCCTCTGCCGTGCCGAAGATACGCTCATTTGACTCGTCGGTAGCCTTCATGCAGATCAAATCAACCATCGCAGGCAGCGTCATGTCACTCAAAAATCCGGGGTGCTTCTTTTGCATCTGGCCCATGTCATACGCCGTAATCGGGTAGCAGTAAAAGACAAAAGGCTGACCGCCTTCGTCTGCCCACTCTGCCACCTCAATTCGCTTAGGCTCAACCTTGCGCCGGTTGCGTAGCTCCCGAACCAGCCCCATCAGTTCGTGCCTTCTGTGACCGCCCCTGATACTTGGAAGGCAAACTCGCCCTCAACTAAACCATCGAATGCCGCGCTGATCGTGTTACTAGTCACAACCGCCGCTCCGCTGTAAAACTTCTCGCCAGATCCTGTGCCTGTAGGATGGATCTGAAAGTCGAGAGAGTCTGCTGCATCAACTAATAGCTGCACTGCGTCTCCGTCATCCCAATAGACTGACATCGAAACCGTTGCATTCTTGAGTGAGCCGACATAAGTGCGTGCTGTTGCGCCCATCACTGTAGTCTCTAGCGTGTCCGCTGTCTGCTCAATGCTGAAGTTCCGAACTTCTCCTACTGCCGTCGCAGAACCGCCAGTGGCGGCTAGCTTTACGACTCCACCTGAACCTTTTGTAGTAGCCATCTTTTTGCCCTCTAGGTTGTTCCGCGAGTGAACTGATACTCAACTCGCACCGTTATAATGACCCCGCCTATGGGGTCAATGCTCCCATCATCAGTCTCGATGCTGGTTATCTGTGTGTCGATAGCGTTACCACCTCGTGTTCTATCGACATCTAACTTTTCCTCAATCGCCTCAACGATCTGATTCCTTGATGTGTCTATCGTGGTCGATTTGACGAAACAGACTAGCTCGTAGTCTATATTGCCAAAGCGACTGGATGTCGCGCCGCCTACCGTGGCGTCCTCTCTGCTTTCGTTAGTCGTCCTGACTAGGATCGCAGGGTATTGCGCGTTGCTTAGTTTATCAAAGTCAAAAGGCTCTCGCGTCACCAGTTTGATCGTAGGTGATGAGATAGCCTGCAACTGAGTCACGATATTGCTGGCGATGTTCTCCCTGACGCTCACGCTCTACCCACGGCTGCTTTGATATCTGTCGTAAACCTAGCCTGCAACCTTGTCTTTTCTTTGCTGTTGAATCCCATAAAAGGGCGAGTGCGCTGATTGAAGTTCGCCTTTTTCGTGGCTTGCTGGTTGTCAAAGAATATGACTGCTCGTCTACTGCTTTCACTCTTCACCTGCATAGACCTAAGCATCTGCCCTGTTGCGTTCAGATTCACTTTTGTCGGATCGCTTTTGCGTAGCTTTTCCCTACGGAACTTTATGTACTTCGGAGAGTAAGCAGGGAATGCACCGTTGATGCCCTTACCTTCGGAAGTGCGCTGCTTAATGATCTGCTGACCTAATCCCGCGACCCGCAAGATTGCTTTCGGCAATGCTGACTCAACCGCCTGCTTTTGTTTGGCAGTGATCTGTGTCAAATCCTTGGGCGTTATCTCTAGGTTGAGGATCACGGTCATCGAGTTAGTCGCCCATAGCTCACAATATTGCGCTCGTCATCTTCTATCGAGCCGCTATTGTCATCGTCATATTCCACGCCGTCAGCAAACACTGCGACCAATTCCTCTTCATATCTCTGCTTATAGAAGTCGATCATCCCTAGAAAGCGATCATTCTCCACCCAGTTCGTAAGCTGGGGCAGAGCAAACTTCCAGAGAACTAGATAG